TCCTTTGTTTTATTTTTGAAGAATGTTATTGAAAACGAACATTTTTATTATTCGCTCTTGCGGTATCCTTTTCCATTTCCAAAAGACCACCCTCAAGAACTGAACGGCCACCTTTATTACCTTGCGCTGTGTCGCGAACCTGCGCAGTAATATTACGTTGGTGTTCAAGCGGATCCTCCAAATGGAGCATACGCATTACTTCTTGATAGATGTCCTCAGGTAACTTAAAGAGTACCATTTCGTTACAACTAACACAGCCTTCAAACTTGCCTGAGCTCATTTTGCCTAGTCCTTCAAAGCCTTTTCCTAATTCTGAGGCTTTAACTGGCTCATAACCCAACGCCATACGTTTGTCGATACTGTCGTAAGTATTGGTTGTTGACAACCAACACAAGTGCATCCCCGGAATAATTCCTGCAGGAAGCTCGGGCAACGCACTATTTGCCCACTTGTCTCTAAACGCATCAAGGCGTTCACGACGTGCAATGTCATCAGGAGCGGCTGTTGTAGCGCGCTCAATTACTTCTTGTGCTCTGTCGGCCATGCGGTCGTCTAAGTCACGTTTAATTCTTGTATTTGCCATTTTCATTAACCTTTATTGTTACGATCATACGACGCATAGGCGCGGATCATTTTGTTTCGTTTTTCTACATCATCCCAAGCACCAGCATCTTTAATTGCCTGCACACGATCACGACTTAATGTGATGGTGCCAGGTTTAGCTGAGCTTACTGTTGAAGCTACGCGGCTTGATGCTGCTGGGCCTGCACGCTTGTTACTATTGCCACCTTTTGCTGTATAGCGGTGAGGTAAGCGGGATGATAAACGACTATCTAACTCTTCCCAATATTCAGAATCACTTGGATCCCAACCATCGGCTGCGAGTTCTTGGTCAACTACTTTAGCAATTCTACTATCTGTGTCTCGGGCTTGAGGATCATACCAAGAGTTCCGTTTTAACCAATTTGTAGCATTTGATTGAACTTCACTACTAATTGGGTTAGGAACATTTTGTTTTGGTGCTCTAACTGCCTCGAGTTGTTGTTTCTTATAATATTGAGCTTCTTTTAAACGCTGTTTAGCGTCTGTCATTTGCTCTAAGTATTCCATTTGCGCTACGGCGTCTTGTGACTCAGCGGCTTGTTGGAACTTAATTTTAGCGTATTCAATACGAGATGCCTCGTCTTCAATTGCTTTGTCAATCTGTGCAAACTGGAATGTTGCTGCAGTACTTTCTACTTTTGCCAAACGTTCGGCTAGTTCTGCGTTACGGCGCTCCAATGCGCTAATCTTGTTCTTTGCGGTTGCTTCGCGTTGCTTTTGAAGTTCCTTTTTTAACCTACGCTCTTCGCGTCTGGCTTCACGGATTGCTTCACGATCGTCATCAGTTTCGTCACTTTGATCATCAGACTCTTGTTCTTCTGATTTAGTTTCTTCATCACTGGACTCTTCATCGCTGTCAGAATTTTCCTCTGACTCTTTTTTCTCTTCCTTTTTATCTTCGGGGAAGTGATCTTCGTGTTCTTCTAATCGGGCTAAAATTGAGCCGTCATCTTGTTCCTTAATTGGAACGTCTTTATTTTCTGCCATCTTGTACTTTCTACAAAGTTAATCTACAAACGCTTTCATCTTCTGCGCATATTCAAATGACTTAATGCGAGAGATGATTTCACGGGCCTGTAACGTAATGAACACCACTGGTGATCCTTCGTCATCAGGATTTACAACAAAACGATCGCCACCGTATTTAATGGTGCGAACCAAGTCGCCAACTTTACACCAGGGGCCTTCGCGCCAATCGGTCAAGTCTTCGTCTAGGTTTTTGTATGCCAAAGGTCCAAGCTGGACTACTTTAGCTACTGTTTCGTTGAACCGCAACGTCTGTCTGGTTTCATCCACAAGGATGATTCCGCCTTTACTGGTTGACTTCTCACGCCTTAGTTGTACTAAAACACGGTCTCCAGCTACCTCAATACCGGTGTCGATTACAGGAAAACATTCTTCCTCTGTTCGTGTATCCGGCTCTTCATTGCCTTTTAAATCAAACACTATCCAGTGCTCCTTTAACCTCTACAGGTCTTCTTCTTCGTCGTCTTCCGTCAAAATTTCATCGACAATGTCAAGAGCTAATTTCAAGCCCTCTATTTTGCCGACATGATGTTTGTAGTCTTCAAAACTAACTACATTTGTTCCCGCAGTGACGGCATCTGCTTGAATTTGAATCTCAGCGCGTACGCGCTTGATAATTTCTGAAATAAAGTCCTTCATATTCTAACTAATACGTAGGACGGGGCAATTCCGCCCCAAATATTAATAAAAGTTGCCGCCGCCGATATCTTTGAGGTTTTTACCTGGACCGACTTTGCTATCTTTAGCCATTTTGTTTTGGGCTGCACCAATTTTCCAGTTGTTGTTACGACCAGAACCTGATGGACCTTGATCTACTTTAGCATCTGGGCCGCCGCCAGTGGACAGTTGACCAGTTTCTTTGTAGTTTTGACGAAAACCGATAATACCGGGTTGTTTTTTAATTGCCATTAAATTGCTCCTTGTGGGGGTGTTTTTGGTGATACTAATTGCTGCGGTGCTGCTGGTTCTTGTGGTGCCATTTGTTGCATAGCAGCTTGTTGTAATTGCTGTTCGTGTTGCTGTTGAGCCAGAGCAGCTTGTTGTTGAGTTTGAATTACGCTCTTAACATGGTCAGCTTGCTGCTGGAAGTTCTGTTGCTCAATTGCCAAACCATGGGAGCGGATATCCGCGTCCGCTGCAGAAATGGCATCAATTGCTGACAAGTTCTGCTCGTGCTCAAGCTGTGCTTGTTGCTGATCCAACTGAGCGCCGGCTTGGATGTATGCCACACGCTCTTTTGCTGCGTTGTTGATATTGGCCATTGCAATGTCTGTAGCGTTGCGTTGGTTGTCGATATCGGTTTGGGTTTGATACTTGGCTGTAAGCTCTTGAACTTTTTGCTGCAACTCGGCCACTTTGATTTGGTAGTCTTGTTGTGCTTTTTGCAAATCGTTCTGCATGCGTTGCTGCGCTTCTTGTGTCTTGCGCTCTGTCTCTGCCATTTGGGTTTTGACAATCGCTGCTGCAGTAGGATCGGACATCGCGGCATTTTGTTGCTGCTGTTGTTGAGCCTGTTGAACTTTTTGTGCCAACTCTTGAATCTGTTGTACGTACTGACCCATCTGTTGTTGTGAGTCCTGAGTAACCATTTGTGAAGCCAATGCCAACGCTTTTTGCGCTTGCTGGTCCAGCGGTTTCTCTTGGTGTAATTCCAATACATCCTCGCCGCCCGATGCCTGAGCAACGTAGCTTCGCATAGACTGCAAGTAGTGCAAGGTTAAATGCTGCTTGATGTGTTCAAGTGCATGGGGTGCGAAGACTGGACCAATTACGGGGTTACCACCGTAAGCTGGGTTGTTTGCATACTCAAGGTGAATCTGAATGTGAGCAATGTGATCCTGGTCTGGGTAAGCAGCCGCAGGGTGACCCATTGTCATTGAGACGTTTTCCAGCGCTGGGTTTGATTCGTTTGCGCCCAATGGGTTTGGCAATACTTCATCAATCTCAGGAATCTTTAACTGCTTGAGAACACGTTTGTACACAGAACGAATATCAAACATGCCTGGAGGCGCAGAAGAAGCCATTTGCAAGAGTGCTTGGTTCTGTGCAACACGCTGTGTCTCAGAGAAAATGTTAGGATCGGAAACAGGGCGTACATCGTTGTTGTAAGCAAAGTCACGAACTTCAATCTCTGTGCCAGATTGGTTGTCCATCTCTTCTAAATACCAGTGATTTAGACGGGAGATAATTGCCAGTGATTTAGCTTGGCTACGATGCAAACGTGCATGGATAGCAGAGAATACTTTAGCACCTTGCTCGATCAGAGCTTGGGCTGTGCCAACCGGCATGTTGTTGTTTGCTTCACCAATCTTCTCTTCAGAAGTAGTAACCACGCCTTTGGCTGCAGTGGTTAACCAACCCATCAATTCCATCAATACCGCTGATGGTGGATTAAACGGCATCGGCATTGCAATCTGGCGAATGTCTGTTACGCCAGGTCCTGCTTCAACTTCGATTACCTGGGTTGGCTCAATTCTGTCACTCTGGCCACTAACTCGTCCAGTTTTGAGCTTAAGCATTGTCTGAGAGTTGTTGATATGAGCAGCATCAAGCAGAGCACGTAAAGAACCAGTAAGAGCAGCAGAGAGCCCACCAATAAGATGGGGAAGGCCAATAGCATAAGCACCACGCCAAGGAATGAACTTGAACTCAACGACCCAATCCATCTTCTCGAGTTTCTCATCTCCAGCTTCCCAGTTACGACGCAGAGCCAACACTTTAGAGCTGGTCTCGTCAATTGTCATGATGTAAGGCGCACGACGACCGCCAGTTTCTGGATCGTCTTCTAAACGCATAAAGCAAGTGATTTCAAAAACACGACGTAACTCGTCAATGTTCTTAGATGGATCTTCCTTGCCTTCAATTTTGTTGTTAGCTTCTTGGCTACGTGTCTGATCGGTGAGTGGTGCGTCAGATGTATACATAACATTATCTAAGTCACGATACATTCCTTCCTCAATACGTTTGAGGTAAATGTCACCAGTAATGTCTTGTTGTTCAGTTACACGAGCAGAAGAATAAAAGTTTGTTGTTGCGTACGGAAGAATGATGTTATCAATCGGAATCCATTCGCAAGTTGGACGACACTGCTCTTCATCATAGCGCCACTTAAGGTACTGTGATCCACCCAGTGGTAACTGAGTGAGGAGCTGTTCCATTTCGTCGCGGAACTCTGGCACTTGCTCTGAAAGCTGCCAGTTCATAAACGTTACTTTACGCTCAGCAGTTTCTTCTTTAGCGCTGTCGTCAGTGCCCTTGATGTTTGATTTAACAATGCCATCAGGTGGCAGTAATTCTTTAGCTGAAGACGCCGCGAAATCAACGCACGCTTCTGCCATGATTGGGTGTACTACTTTGGACGCGCCATCAAACGTTGCGCCACCAGGTGCGTCTTTACCCAAACCGGTACGACGCAAACCTTCTTCGTATTGTTTATCGCGCTGCTTACGTGCTTCTTTATCAACGTCGATGTAATCAAGATACTCATTAGCTAACTGATCTAAAACGCTTTCATCTAACTCTTCGGCTAAGTTTGCATAAAACTCAGGATCTTTGAGAGGACTTAGCTTTTCTTTAAAGTTAACAATAATAGAGCCATCGTCTAGCTCAATTACTTCTTCTTCTACTTCTTGTGGGTCAAGTCCAAGTTCTTCCTCGTAAGCACGCATTTCTGCGTCTTGCGCCGTTGCCTCTTGAATATCTTCCTCACGGTCAAGACCGGGGAGATTTCCGCCTGCTTGAATAGGTAGTTGTGGATTAGCCATGTATTTTACTTGGTTTTCTTAACTTTTTTGCCCTTGGCAAGTCGCGGTAACATTCCGGCCTTGTCAAGCAGCTGTTGTTTGGGGGTTTGAACCATGCCGGGAGTTTTTGGTATCTCCATGAGTTTTTGGCGTGGTGTTTTGATAATTGGCATCTTATTCTAACTAATACGCAGTTTAGGGCCAATCCGCCCTTTATTGAGCGTATGGGTTGGCATAACGCTTGCTAGAGTCATCATCCGCATAATCGTAGTCTCGCGCAGGCAGAGGGTCTAAACGCAGCCAACCATCGTCTCGCAGGTAACGCAGCGCTTGAGATAGGGAGTCAACATAGTCATCGTGACCTTTGGCTTCTGGGAATGAACACACCTGGCGAATGAAACGCTTAGCCCACTCGGCAAACTCCCCTTCGCGTTTTGAGTCTTCTGGGATAAACACTTTGCCTTTGGCAATGAGTGGTGCCACAATGTTCAATCGCTGCACTTTATCCGCGCGCCCGGGGTTGTATCCTTGCACCGGAACTCCAGAAGCTCGCAATTCTTGGATCAATGAGATACCCGCTGATTTGTCTTCCATTAAAATCAAGTCAGCTTTTTTACCTTTACCAAAGTCGTTGTCTGCTCCATAAACCACTTCTTTAAAGTCATCGATTACTTTACGACGCAGCTCAGGATAAGACAGATGTTCATCCCAAGCATCTAACAAGATCGCACACAGACCACCATCAAGTTGCTGGAACACGCCCCACACTTCACAAGCAGTCGGGTCGTTGATTGTCTTCTCGCTTGTGGCTGGGTCGTATGATGCCAACACAAATTCTAACTCAGGCGTTGGTTTATCCGCAGGCCACATTTTAAAATGATGGCGTTTGATGATGCCAGATGACTCCGGGTCAAGGATCTCACCATAGATCTCCTGACGACCCATGTCTGTGCCATCGTAAGTCTCAAGCTGTTTGAAGAATGTTTCTGAAAGGTTGGCTTTGTTGTCATACGAGGACGCGTTGACCATATACACGTCGCCACCAATTTTACCCTCTGCTAAGTCTACTATCGTTTCCCTGGGTTTTGGGGTTGTGGTGATGATTTGTTGGACCCGCTCGATTCGAGGGTCTTTAAGACGCAAGGTGAACTGTACACCATCGTACGCATCATCGAGGTAGTCGAAAGCGCACAGCTCGTCGAACCAGGCACCATGGTATTGTTTACCCCGGTAACGCTCGGGCTCTGAGGCAGGGATTCCTTGGATGATAGATCCGTTGGTGAGAGTAATCTCGAATAGGGACTTATTGTAATCCCTGATAAGGCTACGTGGAATAATATTGAGGAGTCCGGAATCTCCTTCAAAACAAGTCGCTCGTATGTCGTTAGAGGTTGGGGCGGTGACAAGCCAGCGTGTGTTGTCATACTTCCAAGCGCGAATGCCAATCCAATGAGAAGCAGTGTGCGTTTTGCCAGATCCACGACCGGCAAGCATAAGAAACGTATCATATTGTCCATCTTCGGGTTCTTTTTGGTGAGGGAGAGCCTGCAGGGCCCATTTGACTTGCCAGATCGCCGCATCGAGCTGATCCTTAGGCCAATGCTTGTTGGCCTCTGCAAATTTTTTGAGAGTTACTTCTTGCTGTGGTGTTAACATACTGAGATAAATCCTTCTCCTACGAGAAATCTGTTGTTTTCGCCCTCGGTTTCAATGTGTACGCACAATTGGTCTTGAATGGGTTTGATGTTTGATACATACCGGCGCGCTTGATGGATTCTTACCGGTGGTGATATCTGGTCTGATACTAAACGCAGTCGCGTTTTGATAAAGACTGTGTGTGTTTTTAAATACGGGTCATACATCGGGATAGTTTTACATCCCAGCGACTCCGCTAAGTACTGAACTTGCGCAGTATGTGCAGGAGAATGTGAAGTAAACCGAAATTCGTCGCGTTTTTTGTTGTACTGCCGCGATTTTCCATGGATAATGCCTTTTAGTAGCTCCAATCGCTGCTCTGGGGAGGCTAAAAGGTAGTTATTGGGTATCTTGTTGGGTATAAACGGCATCAAATGGGAAGCAATTGACGGATTTGTAAAAAATCTCCGCTTTTTTACTCCCCTAACGATAACTTCATACCCATGATCCCTAAATTGCTGGTGTACATACTCCTCATACTCAGGTGGTGTTGTTATACTTCCGTCTTTAGGGCGGCTAAACAACCAACACCCAAACAAAAATGGCGGTACTGGTAAAGTTTGATGCGGTAATTCCAGTGGCTGCGCAGTAGGCACAGCGTATTTGCTACGGTTGCGGTGATTTCGTAGCGGCATTTCTAGCAGCTGCTCAACCGAATAGGGTTTTAAAGCACTACGGAACTTGAGCTTTCCCTTGTACCGGTAGATTTTGTTACGCCTATCCTTGTCTTCGATGGGTAGGCGCAAGTGATTGTCCCCAGCTACAGTAAGGTGGTCGTTAAACGTCACCTCATAGCACGCTGTGGCGCGATATTTTTGAACCAGTGTTACTTTTACTGGTTTGCCATGATCATCAAACAGATAATCACCAGGCACAATATTGTTTGCCAGCTTCCAATAATCAAGAGTTAACACCTTTTGCGTTGCTAGTATTGCCATAAAAGTTTTCTAGGACCCATTGGTCCAGCCATCGCCCTAACGGCGCGCGTATTTTGTTTTGAATGATAATCGGTAGTCTTTGGATATTGACAGCATCCGTTGTGATCTTAAGTCGAAACTCTAAGAACTTAGCTGTCTCTTTATCCAAAATGGAACTGGGTACATCTACCGAATCAAAATTATACAAATCGCAAACCAAAACTCGCAACCCAGTAAAGCGGCCATGTGCGTTTTCCAACGCGCCTTGTATTTGGTATACATATTTGCTCATACCCTTACTAATACGCAAAACCATCAGATACTGCTTTTTTACAAAAAATATAGTCGACTCTGTCCCCATTGTGTCCGGGTTGTCCGGGTTGTCCAGCGTATTTAACCATTCCCACCCCACGCTTCGCTTTTTTTAAAAAATTTTAAAAAAGAGTAAAAAGGGTGGACAACCCTGACAACCCGGACACTCTACTCGTAAGTCCTTGATTTTATTCAATCCAAATGATAATGATTTGCATTTAAAAAATAAAAAATAAAATCGTTCCTGGACACTTTAATGTTTTACTTTAACAAAAAGTTGTAAGTTATTGATTTTACAAAAAAAAAAAAAAAAAAATTTAGGGTTGACTTTTTTGCGTGGGCGCGCTAATAAAAAACTTGCTTTTGGTCAGGGGCCCGGGCGAGGGGTGGTGGGGGTTCATAATTTGGGGTGTCGGTTTTAAATGAAGCCGCCACCTAGGCCAAGGCGGCCACCATGGCGCGATTGTGGCCACGCTGCCACCTAGGCCAAGGCGCGCACGCTGCCACCTAGGCGCGGCAGCAGTGCACCACATTGGTGCACTATGTTAGTGCCTACTAACCTATGCACCACATTGGTGCA